CACCTCCGCAGGCGAGGGGTCACGGACCGCCACCACGGTTCCGGCGGCATTCATTCCGGCGTCGCCCAGGCGGAGGATGAGGTTCTCGATCTGCTGTTCGTTACTGGGGTGGGGCACCGGAACATCGTCGATGAACTTGACGGCGCAAGCCGTCAGCGCCAGCCCGAGATACGGTTCGTTCTGCGCGGCATCCGGTCCCACCGCCTTGAACAGCCGCAGTCGGTCGAGCACATTGGGCTTGCGCACATGCAGCTTGCGGCCTGTGGCGTCGACACGTTCGACCAGGCCGCAGTCGTCGAGGATCATCTCCGAGGGGCGGCTCACGAGACGCTGCTCCGGCTGGTGGCGAAGAATTCCAGCTTCTGCTTGACGCTGGCATCGCCCTTGTAGAGGCCCGAGGAGGTGAGCTTGAACACCACGCCGTTGTATTGATAGGTCGAGGTCGAGCCGTCGATCTCATCGATATACTGGTAGAGCGTGCCGGGCGCCGGCGTGGTGCCGTTCAGGTAGCTCTGCTCGATCTGCGCGACGAGGTCGTCGGCCGAGGAGGAGCCGCGCTCGATATCGAAGGAGCCTTCCCAGCCTTTCGGCAGTTCGGCGCCGACCATGGTGCCGTCCATGCGATCGACGCGGATGGAGGCCGTCATCTGGCGGCTTTCGAAGCCGGTGACGTGTTCGAGGTCGACGCGCCCGAAGGGGCCGAGCACGACGACCTGGCAATCCTTGCCGGTGTTGAAGGTGGTTAGAGCCATGTTGTCTGTGCTCCATGGTGTGAGAGAAGAAAGGCGTGGTGCTGCGCCAACCGCCGGCAGCGCCTGTGATATCCAGGTCTAGCCGTCGCGGCGGCGGCAGTTACGAGGTGGGCGCGTTCGTCACCGTCTGGCTGCTGACCTGCACCGTGGTCCCGCCCTCGACGTTGACGATGAATTTCTCGTTGATGCCTTGATACTGGACCTGCACATCCGCCTGAACATAACCCAGCGCCGTTCTGGATTGCGGGTTGTTGGTCGTGTCGCAGACCACCGAAAAGGGCGTGCTGCCATCCGTGCTGCCCAGCAGCCCCTGCGACAGCATGCCCTGCAGGAAGGCCAGCAGCGTCGCCTTGATATTCTGGAACAGGGTGGCGTTGATGACCTCGCCGACATAGAGGCCCATGCCGGCGCTGAGCGTGGCGGCGATGTAGTTCGTGAGCCGCGTGTAGTTGTCGCCGTTGACGGCGGCGTTGGAGGAAGAGTTGTGGCCGCAGCGCACACCCCAATAGCTGCCACCGGGCTGCGGGTTGCAGATCACGTCGATGCCGTTTTGGAACAACAGCTGCAGATCGGCGGCTGCGTAGGTGCTGGACTGACCTGAAGCCACGGAGCCGCTCTTCTGGCTGCCCGTGATGCTATAGAGCTGCTTGTTGAGGCTCGACTGCTCGGGCGATAGATTGACCAATCGCCCGGCCGCGAAACCCTGCGGGGAGACCAGGCGCGTCAGCGCGTTGACCTGATCGTACCAGTAGATCCAGTCGCCGAACATGAGCTTCGCGGCATAGCTGTCGAGGCCTGCGGTTGCCTTGGTGGCGACGGCGTTCTCCGTCGTGTCGCCGGATGGCCCGGTCAGGATCATGTAGACGCCCTCGGAGAGGCCGAAGGCCGCCTGCGTCGTATACTGCGTGGTGTCGATCGAATCCGCGAGCAGTGCGACGGAGCAGCCCTGGCCACGCAGCGCATACATGCCGGTGCGCGGCACGGAGTCGCTGCCGACCAGCATGGCGGAGGTGACGTTGGTCGCGCCATCCGTGCCGGCCGTGCCGGAGGCGAAGCTGAAGGTGCCGGCGACGGGGGCGGCCGTGCCACCGGCATAGCTCGCCGTCACGGTCTGGGAGGCGCCGCGCAGCGGGCCCGTGCCGGTGTTGATGGCGGCGACCATCGCCTGCCACAAAGCCGCGCCTGTGCCGGTGATGTTGTCGAAGACCTCGGGCGTATTGCCGGGCAGCGCGACGGTGATGCGCGAGCTGCCCGACTGCGATCCGGCGGAGAGCGAAATGCTGATGCCGTTGCCGTAGCTGCCGGTGTAGAGCGCCTTCAGCGTGATCGCGCTCTGGATGGTCAGCGTCGCCGCGGTGTCGCTACCGTCCGTGACGCGCACGCAGCGGAAATTCTGCGCGCCCTGCTGCACGGCGGTGGCAAGCTGTGTGCCCATGTCATAGAGGCGCGGCATGACAGGGCCGAAGCTCGTCGCATATTGCGCCATGCTGCCGATGACCACGGGCTGGCCGACCGGCCCCCAGCTGGCGCTGCCGACGATGCCGAGAATGTCGGTCGGCACGCCGTTGAGCAGCAGGGTCTGCGGCGGCACGATCTGCACATAGAGGTCGGGCACCACCAGCGCCGTCGTGTTGATGGCGCCCTGTTGAACGATGGGCATGAGGTTTCCTTGGGTTTAGCCGAGAAGGGGCGAGAGGGCGCCGGCGGGGCTGGAGAGCGTTCCCGTTCCGAACACCATCGCCGGTTGCGCGGCGGTGAGGGTGGTGGCGTAGTCGGCGGCGTAGACGAGATCGCGGCGGTAGAGGGTCGCATTCTCCGATTGGTCGAAGCTGCCGCCGCCCGCGAGCGTGATGCGGGCAGAGGTGCCGTCGGCGAGCGTCAGGAAGCTGGTATTGGCCATCGCCGAATCGATGGCGGCGGCAACCTGGTCGCGCAGGATCGGGTCGGGGCACCAGCAGCTGACGCGGAAGCTCTGCTTCTGGCGCCGGGTTTCGCGGAAGGCGTTCTGCGCCTGCTCGACCCGCGCGAAGAGCTTGGCGGCCGCGGGAATAGTCAACATGGCGCCTGAGATCTGCACGATCTGGCCGGCGGCGATGATCTGGGCGGCGAGTGCGGCCGCGACCAGCGCGGTCGTGTCGCCCGCCTGCACAAGGTAGATATAGGTTGTGCCATCAAGAGCAATGCCCGCTATCTGCCCGGCGGCCGTGGTGCCGGCGAAGGTCACGGTGGTCTGCGTCGCCGAGACCGTCAGTGTCGGGGTCGTCGCCGTCGTGACGTTCCAGGTCGTGGGATAGCGCGTGGTGTCGCGCGGCTCGCCGCTTGGGAAGACGCTGACATTGACGATTCCGGCCGCCAGATCGGCATGCAGCGCGGCGCTGACCGGCCAGCCGCGGTAGACGCGGATCGTCACGCTGCCCTTGCGGATGATCGATGCCTCGGCCGCGCCATTGGGATAGAGCGTGGCGGTGATGGCAGCGACGAGCGCGTTCTCCACATCGGATTGATCGGCCATCAGGTCACTGCCTGTGTCGCTGTGAGACGCCAGCCGAGCTCGGTTCGCTCCACGGCGCTGATCACCGCGCGCGTGCCGGTCTCGTCCGTCATCAGATCGTCCTGCCTGAGCTCGACGGCCTGGGGGCCCTGGAGCACCGGCAGCAGTACGGTCCAACTCGCGGGCCCCGGCTCGCCGGGCAGCGCCCCGCCGCCGCGGGCGCCCGCGCCGGCGGCAAGTGCGCTCGCCGGCCAGGCATCCAGCAGCAGCGTCTCCTCGCGCTGCTCGACCCCGCCATAGCCGTTGGTGCCGGGCTTGCGGGCGCCGTCGGCGCGGGAGAAGCGCAGGATGCGGTTGGTGAGGACGCAGACCGTCGGCAGCAGCGGCGGTTGGGCGGCGATGAAGAACGTCCCGCGTGCGCCACGGAGATAATCGCCCGGCTGCGTATAGGCGGTGTCGTGGATCGCAAACCATAAGGGCTGACCGTAGCGGGCGCTGCGGTGCCAGTCGCGGTCCTCGCCGTGGAAGGCGACGTTCAGGCGCAGCAGGAGATTGTTGCGCGCCATGGGATTGATCGCGTCGCGCGGCCGGAAGGCATCATAGCCTTCCCCGATGCGGAACGCAGCCTGACCCATGCCGCGCGCGACACGGTCGTTCAAACGGTCGGCGTCCATCACACCACCAGGGTGATGCCGGGATCGGCGAAGGCAGGTCCGGGCGGCACGCCGAGGAAGCTGCAGAGCCGGCGGCGCCATTCGTCGAGCAGCTTGAACCGGTCGCGCACCTCGTCCTGGTTGCGGGTCCAGACCGCGGCGACGTCCGTATCGAGGTTCTGACCCGCCTGCGGGACGGCGATTTCCAGCCCGCGCAGCGTGCCGAGATAGGTGCGGCAGACCGTCTCCTCTGCACAGGAGAGGTTGTTCAGGCGGTATTCCAGCAGGCCATAGGCCTGAAAGAAGCGCCAGCCCTGGAAACCGCTGGCACCTGCCCCATAGGCCGGGTAGCCGCAGAAGCGCCGGATATCGGTCTTCTCGGCGTCGGTGAAACCCATGGCGGTCATCCTAGTAGACCGAGCCGGAACCGCGCGTCAGGAACACCGGCCCTGTGCCGGTGCTCAGAATGATCGCGGCGGCAGCGACGGTCGCGCCGATGCCCAGCAGGACGCGGCTGCCCGCTGGCACTGGCAGGTCCGCGGTCGTCGCCGTCAGCACCGTGGTGGCGCCGAGCCGCAGGAAGGCCGTGCTGGTGCTGCCGTTGTAGACGAGCAGCGACGGCCCGGAGCCGCTGATCGCCACCGCCGTGCTGCTGGTGCCGGCGGCGACGCTGACGGTGGCCTCAGGGTTGAAGGCGGCGATGCTGCCGCTGGCCATGGCGGTTACCCCGCATGCTCGACCATCACCGCGCGCTTGAAGGAAGCGTTGGTCGCGGTGGGGATCGTCAGTGGCGTCGTCGTCGTGTCTGAGGGCGCGCAGAAGCCGCCGATCCAGTACCAGCTCTGCGCGATGATCTGCTGCAGGCGGTCGATCGGCTCGCGCGTGACCATGGCGACCGAGTCCACGATGGTGACGATGGAATCCTTCGGCGCCACGTCATCGGCGCCGATCCCGGCGAAGTCGCCTTCGATCAGCGCGCCCTGGCCGCAGATGATCGGCCGGCGGACATTGAGGCCGGTGATGGTCGGGTGCGGCTGAACGAAGGCCTCGGTTGTCGGGATGAAACGCAGGCCAAGAAAATCATTGACCATGCCATCATGGAAGACGGCGTTGCTGGAGGTCGCACCCGTGAACAGGGTCTTGAAGTCGGGGTCGGCAAAAAGCTGACGGGCGGAGA